GAAACTTGGATTGAAGTTAGTGAGGATGGCGAGAATGGTTGCTTCCTTACTTTTATTAATAATCTTTCTACAATGGAATCATAATATGGCTGTCCCAGCATATATTCAAAAGACTTTACGTCTCAAGCCCGAAGTTAACAAGATCTTTGATGATCTTGATGCATGGTTAGATCACTGTCGAATTAACCTATATCCTTTCAACCCTGCTGATCTATATCGATCACAAGAGTATCGTAACTTTCAGCGTAACAACGAGTACCTAGAGCGTAAGGCCCGTAGAGAAAAAGAAGGTCGTCCCGAACCAGTTAAGCAACGCGAATACCGCGGTGATTACAATAGGGCACGTCATTAAAATGGCAAATATCTTTCTAATCGATTTAGAAAGCGTAGAAACTAGGTACACGGGTCAATGGAAGACTCATGTACCTAATCTCTTACGAAAGGCAGGACACAATGTTCAAATTATATCTGGCCCTACGGATATTCCTAATGCCACTACTCCTGGTGCTTTCCTTAATTTTGGTGGTACCAATATATATAAGTCAGCTCAAGTGGAGCAGATGGGTCGTTTATTTTGTGCCGGAGCAGTTAAGCCAGGCGATCATTTTTTGTTTACTGATGCTTGGCATCCTGGCATCATAAACTTAAAATACATGAGTGAACTACTGAATATTCCAGTAGTAACACATGGCTTGTGGCATGCCGGATCATATGATCCTCAAGATTTTCTTGGACGTCTTGTTGGCAATAAGCCTTGGGTTAGACATGCTGAGAAAAGTTTTTATGAAGCATTTGATCATAACTACTTTGCTACACAATTTCATATTGAATTATTCTGTGAAAACTTATTAGGGTTTACTCCTGCTAAGACACTATACGATACAAAGATTGTACGCACAGGTTGGCCCATGGAGTATATGGATTCAACCCTTACAGTATACAAGAACATGCCCAAGCGTGATCTTATTGTTTTCCCTCATCGCATAGCACCCGAGAAGCAAGTTGAGATTTTTAGAGATCTCAAAGAACAGCTACCGCAATATGAATTTGTTGTGTGTCAGGATCAACAGCTAACAAAGAATGAGTATCATAATTTGTTAGGCGAAGCCAAAATGGTGTTTAGTTGTTCTCTACAGGAAACGCTAGGCATTGGTTGCTATGAGGGAGCCATTGTTGATGCCATGCCTATGGTTCCGGATCGTTTATCATATACAGAAATGTACTATGACGCATTTAAATATCCAAGCAAATGGACTGAAAGTTTTGCATCATATGAAACTAATCGTCCTGACCTATGTGGAAAGATTATTCAATACATGAATAATTATGAAAAGTTTTTGCCAACTCTCCGTAAACAAACAACAGACTTAACAGAAAGATTTTTCTCATGTCAAGAATTACTGAAGCGTTTTTAAATCTTCTAGATCGTAATGGTCGTAAGCGTATCATTATGGATCGACAAGATCGAGAACCATACCTAGAGCGTTATTATGTTCTTTTTAAAGAGCGTGTAACATTTCCATATAATGTGTTCTTACACAAGTTTTTAAAATCAGATCCAGATCATGTTCATGATCATCCTTGGAATTATTTTACTATTATTTTAAAGGGCGGATACTGGGAGTGGTTACCACAATTTGATCAGCAAGGTAAATTATCCTGCGAAGTTAAAGTATGGCGTGGTCCTGGTAGTTTTAGATTTGGTAAAATGTACAACTATCATCGGATTGAATTAGATCCAGATGTTACTGCATGGACTTTGTTTTTTGTTGGTCCTAAGAAACGCGAATGGGGATTCCTTGTTAAGAACAAGTGGATTCATTATGAAGAATATTTGAGAGAACAAAGTGAACAAGTTCATAATTGATAACAAAGAATACAACGGTCTTGTTGCTAAAATCTGTAGAAACATTGTTCTAAGCAAATGGCAACCTGACTATATTGTAGGAATCGGTCGTGGCGGTCTTTTACCAGCTGTTATGATTAGCCAATATTTAAATATCAAAATGTGCAGTCTTGATATTAGCCTGCGTGATGGTGGAGATACTGTTAGTAACTGCGGTATGAGTGAAGATGCATTTAACGGAATTAATATTCTTGTGGTAGATGACATTAACGATACAGGTGCTACAATCAATTGGTTAATGAAAGACTGGCAGGACAATGCCTTGCCATCTCATGAAGAATGGAAAAATAGTATCTGGAATAAGAATGTTAAATTTGCAGTGGTAGTAGATAACCTAGCCAGCAAGTGTGATGTCAAGATGGACTTTGTTGGCCTGGAAGTAAACAAAGCAGAAAAAGATGTGTGGATTGAATTTCCTTACGAGGAATGGTGGACAAAATGAACGAACGAGAACGAGAAGTAATGAACATTCTCTCTGAAGAATGTGCCGAAGTAATTCAAGCAATTAGCAAGTGTCATCGATTTGGCCTACATAATATTAAGCCAGGCAAACCAAAAACTAATTGTGAACACCTAGAAGAAGAAATCGGCGACCTATTGGCCATGGTCGATATTCTGTTAGATTTAAAAGTTGTAAATAAACAAGCATTAGATTTAGCAAAAGTTGCTAAAATTGAAAAACTTAAACAATGGTCTACTATATATGAAAAAGTTACCTAGAATAGGAAGTACTTGGAGTAGTGCTGGTCAAAAGAAATTTCGTGTCCTTGCCACAGTTGTTGAATTAGATAAAACATGGATACACTATATTTCTGTATCAGAGGACCCTCCTACAGAACATAGCTGTTATCTTGAAAGTTTCTTAGAAAGATTTCGAGAAGAAACAAACAATCACTGATTAGGAAATTTTGTAATTTTTTGATCTGATGAATCTACACAGGCTAGCATAGTACATACCTGTGGCGTAGATGGCGGCATCCATCCTTCATCCCAAATATTGCCCAATGGTTGATTATTACAGTTACTACCTGCTACCCAACCCCCGTGACTGATTCTTAGATGTTCAACACCCACATTACATAGTTGTCCTGTATACACAGGATTTTTGCTATAAGTTTCTTTATATCTATCATTCCAAGTGGTTGTTTCAAATACAACCTTTTCCTGTACTAGTGGTGCTTGTTTAATAATTTTTTCTACTACAGGCTGTGATTGTACTTTTCGTATTTCTTTAACTTTAACTCCACTCATTATTGCCAGCTGTTCTGAATTATAATTAAACATTCCGCCGGTTCTATCAGCATTTCTATAGAGTACTGATTTTCCAACAACAATGTTATGGTCAGATTCTACTACATTTACCCTAGCCATGTCTTCTTCAAAATGATCTGGTCTAATAGGAATTGATACATGAATTTGTTTTCTTTTCTTTTGAAAGGTATCTACTATATATTTTATAAGGGCAGGATTTTGCCAATAATGATAAGAAAGATGTAAATTATCTACATAGGGCTCGATTGCCCACCAGTCTAGCCAAAGCCGCCCACCATTGGTATGTAACTTCATAGACTCACCATTTTCTCTACAAAGTTTTAATAAAGTGACCGGATCATCTAAATCAAGAGGTTCACCTCCGTCAAATTCCCAATCAATTATTCTACCTTGAGCAGAATACGAATCAATTAATAACTTTGCAACTCTGATGTAGTCTTTGGTTTCGTGAATTAATTCTCCACCTCGATATTGTACAGGACAGTAATCACACTCTGCTTTACAATGATCACTAAGGTTCCAATATATTTTGGTTATTAATTTATTCATACGAGTTGACTTGCCTAAATATTTATAGTAAACTAGTATTATGTAAAGGAATATAATGAGCAAAATTAAAATCGCAGAATTATTTTATAGCGTACAAGGAGAAGGTCGCTATATGGGAGTACCAAGTATATTCTTGCGTACATTTGGCTGTAACTTTAAATGTGCAGGGTTCGGTATGCCGGCAGGAGAACTAAGCACCGAGGCAGAGGATATTGCACAAGTCGTACATCACTATAACAAATATGAAGAACTCCCACTGGTTAGTACTGGGTGTGATAGCTATGCTAGCTGGCATCCTGATTTTAAAGAACTTAGTCCAATGCTTACAACTGGAGCCATCGCAACCAGAATTATGCAACTTCTCCCATACGGTGCCTGGCGGGATGAGCACCTTGTCATCACTGGAGGCGAGCCATTGCTAGGATGGCAACGACAATATCCAGATCTACTAGAAGAACCTGGCATGAATGGGTTGAAAGAGATTACATTTGAAACAAATGGAACTCAACGACTAAGCGATGACTTTAAGAAGTATTTGTTTAAATGGAAGAATCAAGTTAAAGGTAGAGAAATTACATTTAGTGTAAGTGCTAAATTACCTTGCAGTGGTGAGAAGTGGGAAGATGCTATACAACCAGAAGTTGTTTGTCAATATGAATGGTTTGGTACAGCCTATTTAAAATTCGTAGTAGCAACAGAAAAGGATATCGAAGATGCAGAACGAGCAGTTGAACAATATAGAGCGGCGGGCTTTACAGGTCACATATACCTTATGCCTATTGGCGGTGTTGAGTCTGTGTACACTCTCAATGCTAAATCTGTTGCCCTTGCCGCAATGAAGCGCGGGTGGAGATATAGCGATAGGCTACAGGTGCCGTTGTTTAAAAATGAGTGGGGAACCTAATGAAGAATTTTGTTAAAAAAATCTTAGGCTTGGATAAGTTAGAAGCAGAAGCACTAGAGGCTAAACAAGCGGCCGAAGCTTTGTTACTCAAAGCACAAGAAGCTGAAAAGAAATTAGCCGAAGTAACAAAGACGCCAAAAGAAATTGCTACAGAAAAGAAAGAACCTTGGGTAGCTGTATTAGATACTCATGTCAATAAAGATAATATTCGCAACGGGTTTTTTGAACTTGATTGGAATGAATATTTTGTTGTTCAATTAAAGACAGCAGGCTATACCGGTGAAACTGACGAAGCAGTTGTTGATCAATGGTTCAATGAGTTGTGTCGTAATGTAGCAAGCGAAGAAGGCGTTGACATGAGCCGACGTGGTGCAGGTTTTATCAATGTAAACAATTTAGGTAATGGAAAGTCTGAGGTTTCTTAATGTCAAAAACATATATTTTAGTAGATACTGCTAACACATTTTTCCGTGCTCGACATGTAGTTCGCGGTTCTACTGAAGACAAAGTAGGTATGAGTCTTGCCACTGTTTTAGGTAGTGTGCGCAAGGCATGGCGCGATTTCAAAGGCGACCATGTTATCTTCTGCCTTGAAGGTCGTAGCTGGCGCAAAGATTACTACGAACCTTACAAGCGACAACGCACAGAGGCTCGTGCGGCACATAGCCCTCGTGAAGCAGAAGAAGAAAAAGTATTTTGGGAAACTTTTGATCAATTTAAAGATTTTATTATTAATAAAACCAATTGTACTGTATTACATCATACGCAACTAGAAGCTGACGATCTAATTGCCGGTTTCATTCAAGCCCATCCAAATGATAACCATGTTATCATTTCGACAGATGGAGATTTTGCACAATTGATTGCACCTAATGTAAAACAATATAATGGTGTTATGCAAATCACAACTACACACGAGGGATACTTTGATGAAAAAGGTAAGCGTGTTATTGATAAGAAAACTAATCTGCCAAAAGCCGAGCCGGACCCACAATGGTTACTCTTTGAGAAGTGTATGCGTGGCGACACCTCCGACAACATCTTTAGTGCTTATCCGGGAGTACGCGAGAAAGGCACAAAAAATAAGGTTGGTCTCCGTGAAGCATTTGCCGATCGAGACTCAAAAGGATATAATTGGAACAATATGATGCTCCAGCGTTGGGTCGACCACGAAGGTATCGAACATCGTGTGTTAGATGATTATTCTCGTAATGTAGTATTATGTGATTTGACCGCACAACCTGCAGATATCAAATTACTAATTAAAGAAACAATTACAACTGCAACTACCGCAGATAAAAGTATTCCACAAATTGGAGTCCGACTTCTTAAGTTTTGCGCAGAATATGACCTACAAAAAATTAGCGAACAGGTTAATAGCTATGCAGAACCGCTTAATGCAAGGTATGTACAATGAATTCAACAGCAAAAGTATTAGTACCAAATAAAGAATGGTTAATTAAAGATGGCGATAGCAAGTTAGGATCAATTTCTAAAGCCAAAAAAGGATATTCTTTTTTAAAACAAGGCAAAAAAATAGATTTTCCCAATCTTAATGATTTAAAATCAGAACTAGGTATTGCCTTATTTGAAGAAGGTGTTAAAAAAGCTAGAGGTGATAGTGTAGATAACAAGGTATTTTCTATATACGATTATCCTTGTAGTTCTAAACCATATGAACCTGTGTATAGTGTTAGACAAAAATTACCGTTATATGCAAAAAGTGCAAAAAGTAAAAGTCAATATTGTGCAGGTTATTATGTGATCAAATTCCGTAAAGGTTGGGTCAAGAGCTATTGTCCTAAACTAATTACACTTGAACGCTACCCTTATCACGGACCGTTTAAAACAGAAACTGAAATGAAATCTGTATTAAATAATGTGAATAAACTATGAAACAATTAAACACATTACCTATAGAAGATTTTCTAGATAAAGCTCGTGTTGCTATTAAAAGCAATCAACGCAATCTTACCATGACTATTAAAGAAGTTACCGATCTTCAAAATAGTCTTAGTGTTGTTATGACTAGATTAGCAGGTGATTTGGATCAATCTGCTTCTACTGCGCAACCAGACAAAATTGTAATCAATATGGACGGTGGGTCATTTTAATCAATTTGGATAAATATATACGCACTTATCGGAGAAGCGTATATATGAGTAGGCCCAAACCAAAGGTATTATTAGAAGTAACTAATAAAAAAACTTATAAAACAGAACAAGTTTTAGAAGCTGATGCCATTTGGGCAGTATTTTATCAAGATAACCCTATCAATTTAAAGACCAGTAGTGTTGTACAACACCTAGGTCCTAAATATAAAAAGGTTAGTTTTTCTAACAGTGGACATGCATTTAACCTTTCCGAAAAACTCAACAAATTGTTTCAAACATCGGATTTCTCTGTTTATAAACTAACGACTGGAGAGAAAATAA